GAATTAATGAAGGTTGTATCAATGACACCTCCATCTAAAAAAATTAATCCACCAATTTCAAGCACAAATAGTACATCTAATAGTGTTAAATCAGTATCAAGTTCATCATTTGTTCCAACTGAAACATGTGTTAAAGTATTATATGAAGGTACTCCACGACAGAAAGTATGCGGTAGACCTTCATTGATGGGAGCTAAACATTGTAAAACACATAAAAAAGATAATAACAATGTAAGTTCACCTCCTGATAGTGGTACAGCTGCAGCAACTCCTGTATCATCTCCACCAGCTACAGCTGATGATGACGATGACAATGATGTCTCACAATATCCAACAATGGATATGATGGAATGCGTTGATGATAAACGTAATTTATATAGAGATATGCATAATAGCTATGCAGTTCATATTATCGATTGTGAACATCCTACTCATAATAACATGACTGTAATTGGAATGTTCAAAGGATCTAAAGTAGTTCCATTGGATGATGATCAAAAATCAGAAGCATTGAAACATGGATTTACGGTAAATGAATCTATGTATGAATCATTGGCCAATGATAAACAAAAATCGTCTAAATCTAAGACGGTTGATGAGTCTGCGGATGAGTCACAAAAATCATCTAAATCAAAATCTAACAAACATAAATCAGATAATGAAGAGACCAATGATAAACCAAAATCTAACAAACATAAATCAGATAATGAAGAGACTAATGATAAACCAAAATCTAACAAACATAAACCTAAGTCTGATGAATTAGTTGACGAAAATGAAGATACCGATGGTAACGACGAACTTATGAAAATTCCTACACGGATGTTGAAAGATAAAGCATCCAAGTCATCTGCTAAAAAAGATACAATTGTATCATCTAAGACCGAAATTCCTCCTGTTGTGAATCCTCGTCGCAAGACTCCAGACAAGATGCCTAATCTTGATCTTCAGAATAACGATGATGACGATAATGATAATGCAGAGACTAATGATGATGATAATAACTTAGAGACTAATGATGATAATGATGACGCCGATACGGATCACGATGAATTGGATCAGAAAATCACAATTCCTCCAGCTCCTCAATCGATCAAGATATCACCTGATTTCAAAAGTTTGAAGAATAAACCACCAACTAAGGTTATTCATTGAACTATTATTAATAATTAAAAAAATATAAATTAAATTATAAAATTTAATTTATAAAGAATATGGAAAATAAAATATATGTACTTCCTGTATCTGGCGGTTGGTTCCCGCATCAATTAGCTATTTTAGATTGGATGGGAAAATCACAAGTAAAACCATCACTTGTACTAGGATCATCTGGAGGTAATGTAGCTTCATATATAGGATTTGCGGGTGATTGGACATCCCAAGGTATACATGAGATTGTATCATATATGTCTGACAAACTATTTATAAGTAGTTGGTGGCCAAGTTATTTATTCTATCTTCCTAGTATATTGAAAGGATATTTTTACGGATCGATATATGACATTAATCCTAAATTTTATGAATTTTTTGAAATAATATTCAAAGAGAAAAATATAGAAGAATTAGAACTATGGACAGGGACATTCAATAAAACAAGAGGGAAGACGCAGTTATTTTGTAATAAAAAAAAAGAAACAAGTATAATAAAAGAATCCTCAAAATCCAATCAGGATCTTTTAAATTATGAATCATATACATATTGTGACGGGAATGTTAATACTATAGCAAAGGTAGCATTTGCATCTGCAGCTATTCCTATTATTTTTCCCCCAATTGATATTAATGGAGAGAGTTATACTGATGGCGGAAATAGTTTCAGTAGTCCATTAACACCTATGAAAGAATCTCTTCAAACTATATATAATAATAAACCACTTCATCTATTCTATATTACTCCATATAATTATCAAGCTGCAAATACAGAATTTTGTTATGCTATGGCAAATGTATCAGTCATATCTAATACATCAGCAGCAACATCAGACAATTTCAGTAATGTTACATATACATGTAAAACTGATGGATCTATGTATAGCCAAGGTAAATATGCAATGAGTGAACTATTAAAAAGCTTAACTTTACAAGATAGATATGTAGGATTAGAATTGGTACAAAATGGTCTCCCTTCAGATTCATTTCAATTCGAAGAATCCATTCTAGATTATAACGATTTTAACCAATTAATCGAGAAAACAAAAAATTACTATAGAATGATGATGGAATTATATCCTGTCGCTGATAATTCAATTCATATAGCAAATTTCCTCCCAGAAGACATTTTGAATATCATAGATAAAACTGAACATATAGGAGTAAGATATTGGTATGTAGATAGTAGTACATAGATGTTGAATGGGTTGGTTGATATTATATAGGATAAGATAGATGTTGATAGATGTTGATAGGAAAATAATAGGTTTAAAAATTTTCCTGAATTGAATAAAAAAATAAATTTTATTATTTTACAAACAATAATATAAACAATGGAACCAATTCTTACCCCCAATCCTAGTCGATTCGTTTTATTCCCAATCAAGTATCAAGAAATTTGGAATATGTATAAAAAAGCACAAGCATCCTTTTGGACTAATGATGAAATTGACCTTTCGAAGGACATTGCAGATTGGGAGAATAAGTTGACTGATGATGAGCGATATTTTATTGAACATGTATTGGCATTTTTCGCGGCCAGTGATGGGATTGTTAATGAAAATTTGTGCTTAAAATTTAGCACAGAAGTGCAGATCCCTGAGGCCCGTTGTATGGTTAGAGATACGTTGGTTACATTGTCTGATGGAAGTACTATTCCTATTCAAGATGTTAAAATAGGAGATAAAGTACTTGGATGGAATGAAATTGATAAAGTAGTAGTACATGCTAAATGTACATTTTTGAAGAAAAAAGAGAATGCTGAATGCGTTAAAATTACATTTGAAGATGGACGTGATCTTACATGTACATTAGATCATAAAATTCTTACTGATCAAAATAAATGGGTTGAAGCTAAGGATTTATTACCAGATAGATCGCGAGTTATGGTATTTGATAAAAATATTTTTACACTAGGAGTTAATGAAACTGATTTTATTGGAGAAAGAGAAGTGTTCGATTTAACTATTGAAGATCCTGTTAATTCTTATATTGCAAATGGAGTTATTGTACATAATTGTTTCTATGGATTCCAGATTGCTATGGAGAATGTGCATTCAGAAGTTTATTCATCATTGATTGAAACATATGTTAAAGATAATAAGAGAAAAGAATATTTATTTAATGCGATTGAGACGATTCCAGCGGTTAAAAAGAAGGCTGACTGGGCTTTGAAATGGATTAATGATGATCGGTCGTTTGCGTATAGATTGATTGCGTTTGCTGTAGTTGAGGGTGTATTTTTCAGTGGGTCTTTTGCGAGTATTTTTTGGCTTAAGAAACGAGGCCTTATGCAAGGGCTATCTCTTTCTAATGAATTTATTAGTAGAGATGAAGGATTGCATTGTGATTTTGCTGTGTTGTTGTATCATCATCTTGTTAATAAACCGACAGAACAAGAAGTTAAGAATATTATTGAAGAAGCTGTAGTAATTGAAAAAGAATTTCTTACAGAGGCATTGCCTGTAAGATTAATTGGAATGAATGCTAAAGATATGTGTCAATATATTGAGTTTGTTGCTGATCGTTTGATTGTTCAATTTGGATATTCGAAAGTTTATAATTCACAGAATCCATTTGATTTTATGGATCTTATTAGTCTTCAAGGCAAGACGAATTTTTTCGAGAGCAGAGTATCTCAATATGCTAAAGCATCAGTTGGTAAAAGTAATGAAGAAAATCATACATTTACATTAGATGCTGAATTTTAATTATGTTATGATATTATTAATATGTAAGTATTAATAATGATTGAGAATTATTTAAGTATTAATAATGATTGAGAATTATTTAAGTATTAATAATGATTGAGAATTATTTAAGTATTAATAATGATTGAGAATTATTTAAATGTATTGTTCATTATACATTAAATAATAATGAACAATAGTATTGTTATGTGTTGTGGATATAAACAATCTGGAAAAGATACATTTTATTTAGATATAATATATGAAGATGTTCATAATAATTGGGATATCTATTATTTATCGTTAGATTCTATTTCATTTATATCTAATACTAAGTATAAGAGAGTTGCATTTGCAGACCCGCTCAAAAAATATGTTATTTCTAAATATAATATAGATAATATTAATAATAAAGAAGAATATAGACATTTATTAATTAAAGAAGGTCAAGAAGCTAAAAAGTATTATCCTCATTATTGGACCGAACAATCATTATTAAATTGTGGGTATTGCGATAATATCTTCATTACAGATTGGAGATTTATGAACGAATATGAGTATATATCTGATGTTTTTATTCCTACTACAAAACCTAGTACTAAATTAATCACTGTAAGAGTCGCTCGATCTTCTAACATTAACACGAATTATGATGATGAAACAGAACATTCATTAGATAATGTAACTACAGATTTTTTAATTGTATCAAAGGATGATGATATCAATAAAATAACGGAAGTATTTCCTCAATATAGAAATTTTAAAAAATATTAGGATATATTATTAATTAATAATATATATTACATAGTTGCACCATGTTTGATAAGTAGATTTACAATATTATAATGACCATTCACATGTGCCCGACTAAGTGCTTCGTCTTTATACTCATCAATATCTACCCCATTGGCTATAAGACATTCAACAATATCTAAGTGACCAGAATAACATGCCATACGAAATGCTTGACAATGGTATGTATTAACATCAGCTCCATATTTAATGAGAGATTTAACAATATCTAATTTTCCATTATCAGATGCCCATCGAAGTGCATTATCATCGCATGTATGAACATCTGCATTATTAGTAATTGCTATATCTATAAAATCCACTAAAGGAATTAAAGGTTCATGTAGTATAACTTTATTAGTTTTTATTTTATCTTCAATTGTAATTATTTGAGCATCATCTGGAATTGTTACATATCCGACCCATGCTGTATTATCATATAATGATATCCATCGGAAGAAATGTTCAATTTCACATACATAAAGTGCATTGGATGTACATTCATTTGTTGTATTAAATGATTTAATTGAATTCAATCCAAAATTCCATTGATAGCCACGATGAAATAGATTTTTATTTGTTTAGACATTATTATAGATAATTAAATAATTATTTAATTATAATTCAGTTTTAGATGTATGTAACGATTATCAATAATCCTATTAATATTATCAATCCGCCTATCATAAAATATGATTCATAATAATCATCATTATTCGTATTATCAACATCCATATTATATTTATTAAAACGCTCAATACGTTCTTTAGTATATCTGAGATTCATTGAATGCATTGTAGTAATATAATATTATATTAATAATATTATTAAAAATTCAATTTTAATATAGCCATTTGAAAAGGCTAAATGACCAATTGGTATTATATTTTTTGAGATATTCGACAA